GCCATGTTCTCCGACAGGCCCTTGCTGAACGGGGTCTGGGCGAAGAACCGGTTGGAGTGGAACACCAGTCCGACGTACTTCGAGTTGATCCCGTACATGGTGCCGGGTGGGCAGTCGAAGTCCCAGTAGACGGGGGTCTGCTTGAACAGCAGATTCATGAACCCGAGGTTCGCCGACTTGGTGTCGGTGTAGCGCACCTGCGGGGTGAGCGTGGATTCGTAGAACTCGTAGACGCCCTGTCCGGTGAAGATGGCGTCGACGCGGTCACTGCCGGAATCGGAGCTGGAGTGATACGCCGTCGACATCGCCGTCTCCAGGCCTGTCGCGTTGACCGCTCCGACAGCGGTCTGGATCGACTTCCAGAACTCGCTCCCGGCGGTCGCCGGGTTGATCCCACCGACCGCTCCGGTCGAAGCGATGACGGCGTCGAGGGACAGGAAATCCTTCGTCGGGTCGGGAGCGGACTGAGTGCCGTAGAGCATCTTGCTCATCCGGTTCTTCAACGTCTCCTCGGCCTGCATCACCTTGGCTTCGAGCAGGCTGAGGACCTGCTCCTTGCCGTTGTTGATGGCCTCTTCGAGACCGGAGATGGCGATCGTGGCGTACACCTGACGCCACGGGAACTGAGCCGCCGAGATCCCTTCCTGCGGGGTGATCGTCAGCTGCTGCCATTCGGAGTAGCTGCCGGACTCGCCCTCGGCGTAGATCAGCGGCTCGACGATGGACACGCCGCCGTTGACCTTGCGGACCCGGCCCTTCGACATCATGTAGTTGAGCAGTGGCCGACCTTGGAAGATGTTGTCGGTCAGGGTCTTGTGGTAGTTGTGCATCGTCGTCGTCAACATGTCGTCCCAGTTGACGGGGAGATGCTGTGGGTTGGCTGCAGCCATGGGAGTGCCGTCCTAGTTGGTACGGCCTCCGTCAATAGCCGAGATCCTGCTCGGCCTTGGCGAAGGCTTCGGAGAGGGACATTGCCCCATCAGAAGTTCCGGGCTGCATCCCACCGGCCCCGTTGGCCGATGATCCGTTCCCGATCAGCTGGCTCGCCACCGCACCCCTGGCCCCGCGTTGTGCCTCTTGGGCGGCGCGCTGGGCCTGCGCCTGCGCCCGTGCCGACTGAGCACGATCGAAGGCGATGTTCTTGTAGATCATCTCGAACGATTCTGGTCCCATCCGGGATTGCAGTGCCGTCGACACGACCTCTCTGACGGTGCCGTCGTCCAGCTGGTACCTCTGCTGGAGACCACCGATCGCGGCCCGAAGGGTTTCATCCGCCTGACGCTGGGCCTGCTGGCCCATCATCTGCTCGATCATCTGCTGCTGCTGATTCAGCCGGGCTTCGATCGGATCGGTGTACGGCGAGCTGTTGTAGCCATCGTCATAGGACGGCTGCTCCCGGCCGGTGGCCGGTGGCGATTGCTCGAAGTTGACGCCGTACTGGCGGCTGAGGAGGCGGAGCGTTTCGGCTGGCTCGGCTTGCAGTGCTCGCTGGACGGCGAGTGCATACTCGGCCTGCTGTCGCTGCTGCGCCAGCTCCTGGGTTTTGCGGGTGTAGTCAGCCTGTCGGCTGTACCCGGACAACGCCTCACGGAGGGGGACCTCTTCATCCTGTCCGTCGACCTTGACCTTGACGTAGCGGTTGGCCACGTCGTCGTCGACTTCGAGATAGCTGCGGTACTCCGGTTCGGGTTGCTGATCGGTGGGTTGTCCGTCCGGGACTTGTCCGCTCTGGGCGGGGTCCTCTGTCGACGAACTAGGTTCCCCTTCATCTACGAAGGGGTTGTAGTCCGGCACGTATGAGTCCTTCCGGTTGCTCGATGCCTGGTCGCGCTCATTGAAGCACGTTTGTCAGCTTCCAGCCAGCATCTGCTCCAGCATCGCCGGGTCGATCTGTCCGCTCATCTGCGCGACGGGCGGCCCCTGGGCCATGTCCATCTGCTGCGGATCGGGGGACGGACCCTGCGCGCCGGGCGGCATCTGCTCCTGACCAGGCTGCGGCTGGGCGTTCGGGTCGAGCTGCTGCTGCTGCATCTGCTGGTCGACGGGACCGTTGAGGAGGGTCGACGTGTCCTTGATTCCGAAGCCGTACTGCAGCACGTAGCGCGCCAGTCCGGCCGGGTTGATGACACCGATCGAGATAAACGGGGCCATCGCGTCGACGAGCTGGAGGGCTGACTGGCGGCGGAACGCCTCGTTGCGCGGCTCGGTGGAGCCGCCCTCGACCTCGAAGTCGAACTCGCCCTGGAGGTAGTCGGCGTCGTAGTTGACCCAGGCCCGTCCGGCGACGGAGGTGATGCGGGCGACGTGCTCGCCGGTCAGGAACTCCTGCATCAGCTGCACGATGCGCTCGCCGCAGTCGGCGAGGAACGATTCGACCTTGGCCAGCTTGTCGCGGGCGCGGCTGTTGGCGGCGTCCTGGATCATCGCCGCCTCGGTGGCGGTGCGGCGGATGGCGGACTCGGGCTGACCGCGCATGTAGTCAGACACGCCGCTGACGGTGTTGATGTCCTCTTCGATCATCTGGGACTGGTTGTAGAAGTCGGGCGGCGTGCCGATGGAGGGGAGCGGGGCGATGAAGTTCGCCGGGTTCACGTCACCCATGATCGGGATCATCGTGTTGTCGACGTCGGATTCGAGGGCGCGGACCCCGTCCTCGTCGAACATGTCGCGCGAGTAGATCCACTTCCTCGCGAACCGCTTGCGGTGGTTCAGCATCTGGTTGCGGGTCTCGTTGAGTTCGAGCTGCAGGGACTCGATCGACTCCAGCTCGCCCATCGGGTAGAAGTTGTCGGGCACCTCGTAGTTGCGCAGCATCACAAACGGGTGGCAGAACGGGTACGGCACCTTGGCCGGTTTGATCAGGAAGCTGCCGTTGCGTGTCGACGTGTCGGCGGTCTCGGAGTCGTCGCCGGAGTTGGCGAACGTGCAGACGATGTTGCGCTTGATGTCGTAGAACTCGATCACCTCGCAGTACGAGATGGCCCCCTTGTCGGGCTGGTCGTCGCCGTCGCGCCCGTCACCGTCGTCGGAGTACCACCGCGACCAGCTGGAAGCGTTGACCGCCTTGCGCGCCTTGGGGTCGTAGCGGCTGTCGACGCGGACGTCCTGCAGGGCGCGCCAGGTGCGCTGAGCGATCCAGCGCATCTCCTCGGGGCGGCGGGCATCGGGATCGACGTACATGTCGAACAGCGAGACGCGCTCGACGTAGGGGCGGTCGTCATAGGTGTGGATCTCGGACTCGACGTTGCCGGGAACCGGCTCTCGGTCATCGATGCCTTCGACCGATCCGTCGTCGGCGGGCTGGTTCTCGACGTTGCCTTCACCGCTCGGCTTAGAGACGGGCGGGTTGACGAACTTGTAGCCGCACTTGACCCAGCCGTGGCCGCAGACGATCCAGTCGTCGACGGCGAGACGAATCTCGTCCTGGTAGTGGTGCTGCCGCCACAGGTAGTTGAGCACCTCTTCGACGATGACGGCCTGCGGAGCCTGGTCGGGCTTGCGCGAGTTGACCACGAAGCGCGGGTTGTTGATCGCCACGGAGGGGGCGATGACGTTCTTGGTGGCGAACATCAGGTTGACGACGAGGCGGTCGTTGGGTGAGCTGCCCTCGTACTGCTTGCCGCTGTAGAGGTCGATCATCCGCCGCCACTGGCCGTCGAAGTTGTCGGAATCACGCCAGCGCTTCGAGCGCTCGACTTCGTCGCGGTAGAACGAGAGCTGTTCGGCGATCTTCATGTCACCATCCGTAGTTGCTGGCTGGCTCGACGTCTACGCCGAGCACGCGATCGCCCAGGATTTCTGACCGTCGTTCCGCGGTCGTGTAGTCGTGGAAGGACTGCTTGGTGTAGCCGCCGCCGCCACGGAAAGAGAAGCCAACGGTGGATACCCGACACCGGTAGCACTCCGAGCGGTCTTCCTCGGACATCTTCCCGCAGCGGCAGCGAACCCTCATGTGACGGTGTACGTCCTGGGCGTGGCCGAGAAGAGCGTGCCGTTGCGCACGTTGACGGTCTGGGTCCCGGCGAGCAGCAGCGGCAGCGGCATGGCGAACGTGACGGAGGTAGCCGACACGAAGGTGGTCGGCTGATCCAAGACGCCGAGCACGACCGTGGTGATGCCGGACACGAACCCGGTGCCGGTGCAGGTGACGGTCTGGTTGGCGGCGCCGTGCACGCCGGTCGTCGGCGAGATCGAGGCGAGGGTCGGGGCGGTCGGTTTGGTGGTGCCCCGGTAGTTGACCTTCTGGTTGGTAAAGCGGGGCTTCCAGGCGCCGCGCATCACGCGGCGCTGCCTGTGGTAGCGGGCCAGTGTTGCCATCAATCGCTCCTTACGAAGTGCGCCCCGATCGGGGTGCGGTCCTTGCGCTCGTCCATCTTCGAGTTCAGCTCGCCGAAAAGCTTGCGCTCCATCCAGCCCCAGGTACCGGGGGGCGGGGTGGTGATCGGCTGGAACTCTCTCAGCCACACATACTTCAGCATCTGCACGGCGATGGCGAGGCTCATCACGCGGTCGTCGAACGGCGACCCGTGCATCTTGCCGTCGCCTTCACGGATGAACGTGCGCAGCTCGGTGTGGGTATCGGCGTCGAAGACGTGCAGTTCGCCGTCGCGTAGGGCACGGTTCAGCTCGTCGATGGCGAGCGGCTTGGTGATCGACGTGGTGCGCCAGCCGAGCGTGTCGGTGGGCTGACCGCTGGTCGCCTTGATCAGCGAACGCTGGTGGTAGATCGGCGAGTATCCGACGCGGGCGAGGGCCTTGTTGGTGGTCAGCCCGTGGTTGTTGGACTCGACGCCGATGAGGGCGTTGTTGTACCAGTGGCCGAGGTGGTACAGGGTGTTGGAGCCGAACAGGTCGGAGTCGATGCGGGCGTGGAAGCAGGCGACGAGGCGGCGGGTCTTGGCCTCGATGACCATGGCGACGGAGAAGTCTCCGTGTTCGAGTCCTTCGGCGACGTCGGCCCCGATGGCGTAGCGCATCCCGGCGACGGGCATCTCCCAGACGCGCAGGTCGCCTCCCTGCGCCTCGAAGAGCGGCGGACCTTCGGCCTGGGCGAGGAGGCGGCCGCGCATCGGGTCGGTGGCCTCCATGGCGCGCAGCGTGTCGACGTTGAAGACGGGGTGACCGGAGCGCAGGAACGCTTCATCGGGGTCGGATGGGTACTCCTGGGCCAGCTGCCAGTCGGGGAGGTCCCGCTTCTTGGACTCGTACCAGTCCTGGTCGCGGTCGCCGGACCACCACGGGAAGAAGATGCCCTTGAAGCGGTTGGTGTGGTTCTGGCTCCCGACCCACAGCTTGTGGAATAGGTTGCCTTCACCATGAGCAGTGCCGAGCATGACCACCCGCCCGCCCACATCCGCGATCGGTTCGATGGCGGCCCAGGCTTCCTCCGAGTTTGGAAGCAGACCCAGCTCGTCGACGACGACGGTGTAGACCGACTCACCCCTGGCTGGGTCGGAGGCGGACGGCAGCGATTCCAGATACGACTCGTTGGACATGGCCATGCGGGTCTGGTTGATCTGCACGACTGGTCCTCGATGCTTCATCCAGTCGGGGAGGAACCGGGACCCGTACTTCGCCTTGTCGAGCAACTTGACCGCATCGCGCTCCGTTTTGCTGAGCATGACGATCGCACGATCGCTGTAGAAGTAGGTGAGCCAGAAGCAGTAGGTGGAGATGAGGGTGGAGAACCCGATCTGGCGGGCCTTCAGGGCGATCGAGTAGCGCTCGGTGAGCCACAGATAGACCGACTCGACCTGTGACTCGAACAGCTCGAAGTGGATGCGCCCCCGTTCGGGGTGCCTGATCCACCAGTACTTGGAGCAGAAGTAGCGGAAGGCTTCGATCTTCTCGTCGGCGCTGGAGTCCTCCCAGCGGGGAGCGATCTTGCGCCACTCGCGCTCCTGGACGAGTTCCTCGATCGTGTAGCCGTCGACGGCGCTCACGTCGGAGGATCCTCGGCCCAGATGCCGCTGAACATCGTCAGCTCGACGCGGAACCCCTTGTCCGCCGCGGTGCCGGAGATGACGCTGACGGGCAGATCGAACCACGTGCCGTGGTCGGTGGAGTCCCCGGTGGCGCGCAGTTCGAACACGTTGCCGGTGGTGCCGCGGACCCGGATGAGCGCACCGTGGGGGATGAAGTCGAGCTGGACGGCGCGGTTGTAGCCGTCGGTGTCGGTCTTCGAGATGTACAGCATGGTGAGCGGCACGTTGGAGCGCAGCTGCCCGACACCGGGTGGCGAGACGGCGGTGTTGGAGTACTGCCAGTAGGCGCTGAAGCGGCGGGTGTAGTAGATCTCGTCGCGCAGGGCCGTGATGGCGGCGGCGACGTCGTCCTTCGAGGTGCGCTGCACATCGAAGAAGGCGCGGCGTTCGGCGGGCGTGTTGCGCGGCTGGTAGCCGACCCTAGGACTGGGCATCGACCTCGTCCCGACGATCGTGCTGTTCAAGCACGGCGC